TTGTCCTGGAATGACTACAGGTACTATCGTTGTATCTAAAGTTGACAACTTGTTTGTTGGTGTAGATGCCAATAGCGACTTCGCAGAAGTTAAAGTTGTAGATATGTCTTTGACTGATGCATCTGATATGGTTCGTATGGCAATGAAATTCCGCGTAGGAACTCAAATCGGTTTCGGTTCTGATGTTGCTATCGGTTACATTGACTAAAAATAAACACAAGTAAAAAGGTGGGGGAATAAGTCCCCTGCCTTTTATTGTAAATAATAACAATTAAAATTATAATAATATGGCTTGTGAATTAACCGCAGGATTTGCATTAGATTGCAAAGAAACTGTAGGCGGTATTAAGGCTATCTTCTTGCAGCAATTAGTTGACTTCCAAAGTGGAGTTACTGTAGATGCTACAAGTGAAGAAATTGATGGCTTGCCTACCGCTTCCGTGTATCAATACACACTACCAAAGCACACAGGAAACTTTACCGAAGAGGTGGCTTCATCTGTTGAGAATGGAACAATTTTCTACACTCAAACAGTTACCGCTACATTCTTTAAGTTGACTGCTGCACGTAGAAAACAACTTGAATTAGTTGCTAAAAACCGTCTTGTCGTATTTGTACAAGATAACAACAACAATATATGGATGGTTGGTAAAGTTGATGGTGCAGAAGTTACTGCTGCTTCAACTTCAACTGGAACTGCTAAAGGTGATTTGAATGGTTACACTATTACCTTTACTGCAGAAGAAGCCCATAAGGCTTACCGCTTGGAGTCATTTAGTGCAACTCCATTTGATAACTTTGCTTCTATAACTGTAGTCGCACCAACTATTTAACTTATATTTGTTTAAGGGATGAATTACCTTCAAACGAATACCGCATCGCAGACCCTTCTCCTTTCTCTAAAGGAGGGGGTTTTGCTTTTTGATACAACGTATACGGATTATCTTTTGATGATTCAAAACGAAATTACTTTAGAAACTTACTATGTTATCCCCACTCAAATCAGCGAGAACGATAGGGTCACGACTTTGGCAATTAGTACAAATGACGATGATCCAACTAATGGTTCTATCTATGTTGTTAATGGTGGGCGGTATAACTTCATTATATATGGTCAAAACTCAACTACTAATCTTGACCCACAAAACGCGGTTGTGGTTGGTGAGATTAAAAGAGGGTTTATTCAAATGGAAACATTAATAAACTATTACGACCAACCTAATATAATTATTCCAAGCGACATCGAATACAATGGATAAAAATAAATCAATAGTTGACAGGTTTAGTGCAACTCAAGTAGAGTTAGCCAAGTACGTTAAAATAGAGCCTATTGAGTTTGAAGATAGGAAGGGATGGGTGGCTTATGGTGAAGGTAATCACTTTCCTCAATACTTGATTGAACTATATAACACTTCACCTGTTCACGGTGCGCTCGTAAATAGTATCGCGTTTATGATTGCGGGTAAGGAATTTACTGCGCCATCACAAGTAACCTTGCGCGAGATTCAAAGATTGAAATTAGATAAGGTCTTGCATTCAACTGCGCTTGATTTAAAGTTGCACGGTGGATTCTATTGGGAGGTAATTTGGTCAATGGATAGAAGCACCATTGCACAAATCAATCACTTACCATACGAGAACTGCCGATTGGCTTGTTCCGATGATAACGATGATGTGACTGGCGTTTGGTATTCACGCGATTGGTCAGATACTCGTAAAAAGAAAAACAATCCTCATTATATTCCTTTCTTTGACGTAAATACCAAAGAGGAAAACCCGAAACAAGTTATGTTTCAACATTCGATGATGGTAGGTAGTGAGTATTACCCGAAGCCAGATTACATCGGATCTATTAATTGGATTGAATTGACTCGTCAGATTGGAGAATATCACGTTAATAATATTTTAAATGGCTTCTTTCCTTCGTTAATTGCATCATTTAACAACGGAATTCCTACGTTAGAAGAGCAAAGAATGATTAAACAACAACTGCAATTAAGCATCCAAGGTGCAGAAAATGCAGGAAAGGTGTTGACATTTTTTAATGAAGAAAGAGATAGAGGTGTTGAGTTTACCGCTTTCCCAATTTCCGATAGCGACAAACAATATGAGTTCTTAAGTACGGAAAGTACAAACCAAATCTTGATTGCTCACCGCGTTACTTCACCGCTTCTTTTTGGTATTCGTGATGGTGGTGGGTTGGGTTCAAATACCGATGAACTTAAGACATCGATGTATTTGTTTACCAAACAAGTTATTGAGCCTTTCCAACGTATTATCTGCGATGGAGTAGATGAGTTATTTAGGTCTATCGGAGTTCCACAGGGGGTTAAGATTACGCCTAACGATTTGTTTATTCCCGAACAAACAACTGAAGCACCTGTAACGCAGTCAAAAGAAAAAAAAAAAGTTAACTGCGAACACCAAAGCATTTCTCAAGTCTGCTGTTCATCAAGCGATGATTTCACGGATGAAGAAGGAAAGCAATTCCTAAAACACCTTGCCGAATGTGGTGAGTTGATTGATTTAGATGAGTGGGAACTTGTTGAAGAATGTGAGGTTGGTGATTATGATAACGAAGAAAACTTCACCAAAGTAAACCAGGCGCTCGATTCGTATGCTGACCCTGACCAAAAGAGTAAATTAGATGCAGGACTTTATAAGGTGCGTTATAGATATTCAACTTGGATAAGTGAAAAGTCACGCGAGTTTTGTCGTGAAATGGTACGTCTTTCGAAGGGTGGAATTGTATGGAGATACGAGGATATTCAGGAAATGAGTACCGCAGGTGTAAATGGTCAATTTGCTGAACAAGGCAAAACAACTTACAATATATTCCGCTATAAAGGCGGTGTTAATTGTCATCATTTTTGGATGAGAGCAATTTATAAAAGAAAGCGACAAGGTGGTAAATTCTTACCTAATGAAGGGATGGATAATGAGGTAAAGATAGCGGTTAGAAAAGCAGAAGCGGAAGGCTTTTCACCAATGGATACAACGGTAGGTTACCAAGATGCAAAGAAGCCGATGAAGGACTTTCCAAATGGCGGTAGAATAAACTAAAAAATTGAAATTATGGCAATCCCACAAGAAATACTTTTGATTAACGAGGAACTTTTAAAGAAGTACACTCCGTTAACTGATGCAGTTGATCCTAATATCATCAGACCTTGCATTTATGTAGCGCAGGATATGTACCTACAAAACTTTTTAGGTACTAACTTAACCAACAAATTAAAGGATGATGTCGCTAATGGAACTTTAGAGAACCAGTACGAAACATTATTGAATGATTACGTGATTAAGTTGTTAATTTGGTGGGTTATGGTAGAGCTTTACCCATCACTATTGTATAAGCACGACAATGGAAACTTGGTTTCAAGACAAAGCGAAGATACTACACCTGTAACTAAAGGTGAGATGGAATCTTTAAAAGAGAAAGCGCGTGAGAATGCGAGGTTCTACACCAAGCGAATGGTTGATTATTTGCGTTTTAATACAAATCTTTTCCCCGAATATACAAATAATACGGATAACAATATCTTCCCGGATATGAACCCGTATGGAAAGAGTAACTTTTTAGTAAGTGATAGTTATAAAACACAACGTCATAAATGGTCAATTCAAAACTTCCTACCACCTACGTACTAAAGCGAGAGCAGTACGAGAAAATGTTAAAAGTTTATCTTAAAAAACAACAAGCTAAAGTTAAAAAGAGTTGAAAGAGTTTATGTTTTTGAAAGGTAAGATTTGGTTTTTGGCAGGTCTTGCGGTATTCCTACCAATTAAGGAACTGATGTTAACCATTGGTTTCTTGGTTGGTGCGGATATGGTTGTAGGTATTTGGAAGGCATTGAAGTTGAAACAACGTATTCGTTCACGCAGGATGAGTGATACTATCACAAAACTTTTATTGTATCAAATCGCAATAATGAGTGGGTTCTTAATTGAATCTTTTATCATTGCTGAACTTATACCAATTACTAAATTGGTTGCAACCGTTATAGCGGTAATCGAATTTAAGTCAATCATTGAATCGATTGAATCGGTTACTGGCAAAGACCTTTGGAGTAGAATAAAAACTATTATAGGTAGAAAGAGCGAAGATATAACCGATGCAATGACCGATGGAAAAAATAAGTAAGTACGTGACCTATGCAGAAGTCACAAAGAGCAACCAAGCGACTGCGTTAAAGTTGGCTAACATTCCAAACGCAGAGCAATTAAATAATTTACGTTTGGTATGTACTAAAATCTTTGATCCACTACGCGAACACTTCGGAAAGCCTATCGGGATAAGTAGTGGCTTTAGGTCAGTTGAATTAAATGCCAAAATCGGTGGTAGTAAATCATCGCAGCATTGTCAAGGCAAGGCTTTGGATATTGATGGTGACATCTTCGGGGGCATAAGTAACAAATTAATTTTTGAATATATTAGAAAAAGTTGTACTTTCGACCAACTCATTTGGGAATTTGGAACTGAAAAACATCCTGATTGGGTTCACGTAAGCTACAATGAAGGGAACAACAGAAAGCAGGTTTTACGTGCGGTTAAAATTGGCGGAAAAACTGTTTACCAACCCTTCTAAATATGTCAAAAGAATCAGCAAAAACAAAGTTAGCGCGTGAAGTTCGCGCGAAGTTTCCCAACACACCAACTCTAACACTTGCAAAGAAGTTAAGCAAAGAACACTTTGAAACTTTTTTAGGTGTTGAAGATGCGCGTGATGCGTTGCGCAGGATTGAGGGAAAGAATGGTAATACACCAAAAGATAAATCTTTGGTAATGGAAAAAGAAAGACCAAAGAACCCATTTAAACTTCCGAAGTCATACGCGAAAGGTCGAAAGCATATTGATGTTAAAGGCAAAAAGATTTTGATATTGTCAGATGTCCATATTCCTTATCACGACATTGATGCGTTGAGTGTAGCCATTGAAACGGGATTACAGGAAGGAGTTGATACGGTTATCTTGAATGGTGATGCACTCGATTGTCATATGATTAGTGACTTTGTAAAGGATCCAAAGAAACGCAAGTTTAAAGATGAACTTTACGCAATGCGAACCTTCGTTTATGAGTTGAGACAAACGTTCCCAAATGCAGAGATAATCTATAAAGAAGGCAACCATGAAGAAAGGTATTGGAGATATATGCGCGTTAAAGCGCCCGAACTATTCGACATTGATGCGTTCGATTTTGCTACACTTTGCCATTTAGATAAATACGATATTAAATGGATTGAGGGAAAGAACAAGATTAACATTGGCGGTTTGTCTTTATTTCACGGTCACGAATTCGGTAAGCAATTTTTGCCAAGTGTAAACGTTGCGCGTGGATTGTTTTTAAAGACAAAAGCAAACGCAATGTGTGGACATCATCACCAAACTGCGGAACACACGGAACGCGATGTCAATGGCAAGGTGATAACCTGTTGGGGTGTGGGTTGCTTAAGTGAATTAAGTCCCGATTATAACCCTTACTCAAAATACAATCACGGATTCGCAATAATAACCAGAGGCAATGGAAAAGAATTTCACGTTAAGAATTATCGCGTTAATGACGGTCGCATTTATTAGCGGTTGGTGTTGTAATTTTTGGAAAAATTCAGGCAAATCAAACAGGGTACAAATTGTAACCTATTCGGATACTGTTGTTGTATTAAAGGCAACCATTGACACTTTGGAGGTGGAACGGATCAAAACCAAAACGATTTATGAAAAACAAATTGATACTATTTATTTGCTTGACAGCATTGCCATTGATAGCGCATACACAAAAGCAATCAATAGGCTTCAGCAACTCGAAGGCTCTGGATTCTTTAAGCATTGAACGTAGGCTTGTTGTATTAGGTGTAAAGTCACTTGATTACTACGTAAGCTTGGATAAGATAAATAACAAGGTCATCAATTCACAACGTCAGATAATAGAATTAAATGAGGTTGAATTAGGTCGAAAAGAGGCTCAAATTTCAACTTTAAATGAATCATTAGACAAAGAGATTAGGCATAAAAAAAAGTGGCGAAAAGCCACTCTTTATTCAATCGGTTTAAATGCTATTTTTTTAGCGACATTATACGTTTTAAGTAGATAGCCATATCAAGTGCCTCTTCATACGCGTGGTGTAACCATTCTTTCTCGGATAGATTCGCCTTGTCTACAGTTGTTCCGTATTTAGCCCTGCCCATTTTCTCGCGTGAGATAAGGTCGGTTATTACTTCTTTATAGACATCACTTTGGCAGTTGTCGAAATCGTGTGTTATATTCATATTACTTCAAGTTTTGGTTGATTTTCTTTTGCATCTTGGATCAATTTAATCAGTTCGGGTAGCATCCAGTAACCATAGGTTGCCATTTCATAAGTGAAATCTTCAAGGTGTTTAGTGATATCGGGAAGTGTCGCTCCATCAGTTTCCCAAAGTGCTGTTATTGTCTTACCGTGTTCACGTTGGATGGACTCATTTAACCGTTTCATCAGCATCTTCGTTTGATGGTTGTAGAACCATTTAATCGGTTCACATTCATCGGATGCGTAAAGTGTCGCCTGTGTCCACATTAACAGGTTAAGAACCTTGATTTTTTCAAGGTCACTCTTTGATAGTTTGTTGTTCATCATTTTAGTTTTTACCCTATAAGGTATAATACCGATTGTTATAAATGTTTTATACCTGCTCGGGTGTTGTTTTAAAGTTCATCTTCAATTTGTTCTTTTAATAGTTCAAGCGCATATCTCGCACCTTCAATAAACGCGAAATAACGCGCATTGTCCATTTGTTCACCGTTGTACATCGCGTACATTTCGGCTTTCATTTTAATTAGTTCATTCATTTTCATAGTTGCAAATATAATTAAGCGAAGGCATATTTTCCAAAATTCTTTTTTAATTCATAAAACGAGCGCATCATAATGGCATCAGCAAAATCGGGCGACATTCCAAAACGTTTCTTTAAATCTTCTTTGTTAGTCACTCGCAGTTTTTGGTCGCTATCCAGTTTCTCGCGCCTAATCATTTCAAGTTCTTTTACAATCGTGTCCTTGTGCTGTGAGTTAAATGTGATTGAGTTGTTGGTAATTAGTTCACCTAATTTAAAGTAGCAATCGGACTTTAAGTTAAGGTAGTTTTCACGAACTGATTTTGATCCGTTAAGAAACCCTTTGCACTTTAAGAAGTCAACAGCACCACCACCGATTCCATCTTCATCCACCAAAACATTGGACAATAACACACCATTGCTTTGAGCCATTTGTCGAATCGTGTCCACTACTTCGTTAATTGGCTTATGTTTTAATACTACAAATTTATCCGCGTGTAACCCATCCCAAAGTACAATCACAGTTCTATCATCCCCCATACGCGCAATATCCGCAGTGATGTATTTAGTTGTGTTCTTTTGTTGTGGTTCTCTAAAACACCTCAACAAATCATCGTAATGGTAAAGCCTGTCTTGCGTTTCGTCATAGTCCCAATCCCCATCTAAAAGCCTTTTTCGGTCAATCTCGGGTAGCATTCGCAAGTTTTCGAGATATACAGGTGAGATATGAGGATTATCAGTTGGCAAGGCTTGTATAAATTCTCGGTCTTGTCTTAAACTACCATTACGTTTAGCATCGTAAAACTCATTGTATAACCATCCTTTATGTGGGTTGCAGGTTAATAATCCTTTCGGCTTATCGTTTATTAGTTTATAACGTACGCGCGAAGCTAAAATAGCAATACACTTTTCACTTACCTCACCTGCCTCGTCAACGAAGTAGTCTGTAACCTCAATCGACCCGAACCGCTGGAATTCTGGATCTGATGGCATATCAGCCAAATCCATTAGAATAGTTTGACTTCCATTGAACCAATTTATAACGTGGTCTTGACCGTTATACGTGTAATGTTTGCCAGGCACTAACCCATAGTTAGCGCATAACTCAAAGAAAGTAGCCATTGTACTTAATCGCAACTTCTTAAGTTCCGCACGACCAATAAGACCGCGAGTACCTGCGTACTTTAACCGCCTTTTTATTTGCCAATCACAACCGAGAAAACTTTTTCCGCTTCCTGCTGATCCGCCATAAAGCACTTGCCACTTATCCGAGTCAATAGATAAGTGGTTCAAGGCTTCTTTTTGTTTATCGTGGAATTGTATCATTAGAATAAAGTTAGTTGGTTGGTTGTTTCAGTTGGCAATTCATCACATAGCATCCGCAAAATACCATCATATTTGCAGTGATCATTGTTATTACCAATCAAATAAACCAATCGATTCACACTTGCAAAATATGCTTCATCCTCTGTCTCATATCCGTTTGAATGATTCAGCACTGGCTCACTCCATCCTTGATTCATTCCGGAAAAAGTTAATCCATACACCCAACGGTTATTTGTATTCTTAGCCCATTTAACTTGTGCGGTAAATTTTTTAATGCATTTGAAAGTACATAACTTTTCATTCACACACACACCGTGTTCATTCCATTCAAAATCACTTTGAACATTCAAATCTTCTTCGTAATACAATTCTTCTTCACTCATAACTTCTCAATTATTCGTTGTTGTAGTATATGACTATCCATAATGTCAGCATATAAATGGCGCATTATTCCTTGTCTAACATCGTGTTCGAAATCCGACTTTTCTTTTGACTTCATCCGGGTAATCGCAAAGTTCGATAGGTTTCTTTCGTTTGTCAGTTCTTGGTAAGATAAGAATCTAAACTTTTTCCAATCTTCATCACTCCACCATTCAACATTTATCAGTTCTCTTTTTTCCATCATCCGCATCATCGAAGGCGCGAGTAAACTAACTTCGATTCTCTTTCCATCTTTCCACCTTTGAATATCAGTTAAGAACATCTCTTTGAAATCTACTGGCTCATCGTCTTGCGTTGTTGTACCGATTACCAACTTTGCTTTCTTTCTTTCGATGTCCAAGTTCATTTGCATCTTGTGAATCTTATACGCATTCAAGACATCACTTAAGAATTGAATGGACATCAAGCCATAATGTTCCACACGTTTCCACGTTTGCCCAACTGCGTTAAGTTGGAAGGCTAAACCAAGTTCGCCAATGGTAAAGAACCTGTAGAACTGCTGCGTTGTGTCGTATAGCAACTGCGTTTCTTCTGCTGAAGGTAGTTCTTTGATTCCACTGATTACAATTCCTTTGGCAATTAAAGCTTTGAACATCGGTAACGTGCTGTCTTGGATTTGCGTTTGTTCAAGTGCGTGTAAATAGGCTTTCTCGTCAACTGTCAAGCCATTGTTGTAGGTCTGCCCTTTGTACTCTACCAAGTTTTGATTCATAGTTATTGTTTTTAGTTGTTACAAATTCGTGAAGTTTCCAAGCGGATCTCATCGCCGCCTTCCAATCTTTCATTTTCTTTTTGCCATAGTACCAATTAGTATTAGTGTAATGGCTTATAAATACTTCTGCAAAGTTAAGCGCATCATCAGAACACGCAAACGGAATGCGCTCCAAAAAGTATTCCGCCACTTCCTCCATTGTCGGGGGCGAAAACGATATTCGCGGTGTCTTGCACTTCGATAACATCAGTTGCTCTTCGAGTGATTGTACCCTTAAGGTCAAGGATTTTAACGCTTGTTCTAATTGCTCTTCGTTCATTTAATCGTTGTTTTAAAGTTCCACAGTCATATTCTTTATCCAGTAACAACATCGCCTCATCTATATAGGCTCGGTAGATGGAATCAACTTGGTAAAGGTCAACCATTTTTTTAACCGCGTGTAAAATAGTCGCGTGGTCTTTGCCGCCTATTAACTGCCCAATCTTTGATAGCGAATAGTTTGTTCCTGCATAAATTAAAAGTGTCGCAATATAACGCGCATCTATTATAAACCGTTCACGTGACCGAGAAAAAAACTGCTTACGTGTGACATCGTGGGTACGACACAATAAGTCAATTACCTTATCTTCAAAGGAATAAACGTAGTTTTCTTCCTTCTCAATAATCATCCGTTGTAGTTCTTTCGCGTTTTCATTGGTGAACACGTTAAGAAATTCGCGGTAGTTCTTAATCCTATAACGGTCAAGAAATTGTATTAAAGAATTACTCATCGCCTTCGTTTTTAATTGTTTTTTTTTCGCTTTCCAAGATTAGTTCTACGATTTCCTTTGAACTGATGCCAGTATACTTGCTTATCTTGGTAATGTCGCACACGTGCATTAGCATCGGATAACGTGTCCACTTTTGCGCCTGTGGATAACTGATGTTCATTGCTTTCGCAAGGCTCGGTGTAGTGCCGAACCAAGCGAAAACAAATAATTCCCATTTACTTTTCATCGTTTAATTTGTCAATTAAGTTAATGATTGGGTTAAATAGTTCCGCTATATGCGGATCGTAAGAATGTAACTGTTGTTGTGTTAAAGTACACTTTAAGATTTGCTCTAATTTGTTGTTCATAATAAGGGTTTTAAAATTTTAATTGTTTCGTGCATTCAAAATGGTAAATCGTCATTATCCATTTTAGAGTTACTATTCGCGTTATCTTTCGCATCATCGGTTAAACCAACTCCAGTCAATAGATACTTTTCGAATAATTGAGCAACCTCAATAACTTTAGCTGGGTTCTCGGAATGGTTCATATCAACTGAAGCCTTCAATGCTACTGCACGTGCGATTGATTCCTCTTTGTCCTTTGAGTTATTCGCTTGGTAGTTCCCGCCTGTGGAACTCGGAGTAAATGAACGCTGTTCCTGTACCCATTTAATCTTGTGACCGCGACCACTTGGGGTTATCTCGTAACTCTTTGAGTCACCAACCGCGAAGGGTGGTTGTTGTGATTTGCTGAACACAGTACCTGTGTCTCCGTTTTCCATTGTAACTTCGAATTTAAACATGTCGTTCCAAGTTCCCGCGCCTTGCACGTGTGTGATTTTTGATGTAGCCATCTTTTTATTTATTTAATTGTTAAATTGTTTTCGGTGTCTGTTGATCCTATCGCCCAAAGTTCTTTTAAGGTTGGATGTTCTTTTGCGTGGTTATTTATACACTTGTCGCACCATGATTCATAATCTTCGATTGATGTCCATACCGCGTAAAGTTCGGTTTCGTAGTGCATCTCGGAACATCTTTCGCAACGTTCACCATCGAAGATACTTGTTGGTGGGTTTATATTATCGTACATAGGTGCGCTCGGTTAGTAGGTCTTCCATTCTTTCAAGTGGGCTACGCGGTACACTATTGGCGATATGTTGAGCCAGTGCGTTGTAATCAAGTTGTTCGCTTGGATAACTTGAAGATTGTACGCATACAAATTTTTTCGGGTAAGTTAAGTTCAGTTTCATAAGTTTCTATGTTTTACGTTTTTAACTGCGTTTAAAGTAGATTCTAATTCTTGAGGAGTGAATACATCATTTGCGTATTGCTTAACGTATCTTTCAACTGCTAACTTAACAATGGTAAGTTCGCTTGATGTCAGTTGTAATATCCAAAACTTTTCCATAGTTAAGCAATTTCAAAGATATATATTTCACTTCTGAATGGTGAAGTAGCGGGAACTTCCAAATCGTAGGCATAAGCAAAGCCATCTTGATCTTCGTTACAGGTTAGGCTCATTTCATTTGCATGATGTTCTACCGCTTGGTTAGCGAGTTCTAAAGTTGGAAAGTCAAACACCTTCGCTTGAGTTCCTGATTCGTGAATGATTACTTGATACATTTTTTTATTGTTTTAAGTTGTTTTTCAAATATAACTTTAATAATAAATCGCAATACTTTTTATTTCTACAAATTTCAGTTTGCGTTATCTCTAGAATGTAATGAGCCATTTCAATTCGACTCATTACACTCAATTCTTTTTCAGTTTTATATGCCATATCCATTAGGAGTGACATCTTCAATGCTATAAGATTTTAATTCTGCTGTAACTGATTTCAATTTGTTTACAGCTTCAACATTCAAACATATCTCAACTTTTTTATTAGCTTCGATTTGAGCCTGTTCAAAGAATGCTTTGAATTCTGCAAGTAGTTGTTGTTCGTTTTTCATTTGTTCTTTGTTTTTGTTTGTTGAGCAAATATATGTAAACTTCTTTCTTTATTCCAAATAAATTTTAAAGAAAAATAAAACTTTTTTCATTTTTGTTGATTTTACGCGGGTTTCAGAACGTTATTAAATAGTAATTTAGACGCATTCTAAATAATAGATGAAGCAAAAGATAGTAAATAGTCTTAAACCACGTGCTAAAAAACCATATTCAGGTGAAGCGGGTGTACAAATTGCGGTTATTCAGTATCTTAAAATGGCTTATCCTACTGCTATTTATTGTGCTTCAGCAGGTGGAATGTTTACTTCGATGAAACAAGCCATAAAAATGAAGGCTACTGGGTACGTAAAAGGCTTTCCTGATTTGCAGATATGCGAACCAAACGAAAAGTATCACGGGTTATTTATTGAATTAAAGACCGAGAAAGGTGTGGTAAGCAAAGAGCAGAAGGAATGGATCAAACAACTAAACAAAAGGGGTTATTATGCGTCTATATGTAAAGGATTTGACGAAGCGCAAAAAGTAATTGATGGTTATTTCGCAGGAACAATATAATAAATACCGCATTTTTGCGAGGAATATAACCGCATCACAATTTGAGGGGGATGAACTTTTACACTCTACACTTTTAAACATCCTTGAAACTGACACATCCAAGATTAATGACATTGATTCCTACGTTATTTGTTCTCTTAAGTGGGAATATATAAGACCACGTACACGTTATAAGAAGTTGATTGGTGACTTTCAAGCTAATTGGACTGATTTAGAACCGCATCAATTTGAAATAGAAGTACACAACGCCCGTGAAAGTTGGATAGGGGCAAGAATTACCAATGAGCAACTTGACATCCTAATGAGTAGGCTTCCATTCTTTGAACGTGAGGTATTCAATCTATACGTTATGAATGGTTTTAGTTACCGCGAACTATCAAATGAGACTGGCATACCTGTAAGCTATTTATACGACACGGTCAAACGTGCCAAAGAGGAAATAAAAAAATGTATTAAGTATGACGAATAAAGAGATGTTCGAATATCGGATGAGCATTTGTAAAGCCTGTCCGATTTTTAATCACACAACCCGCACCTGTGGTACTGCGTTATCCAAACTCAATCCATTTAACGAATGGCAGGAGATGAACGGAGTTAAGTTTAAGCCTTGCGGGTGTTTTATGGATGTTAAAGCAAGAATGGCACTCCAAGAATGTCCTGCAAAGATGTGGACAGCACAAACTGACAATGATACAATCGAAGAAGCAAAGGAATTGATTGCAACCATTAAGAAGTCGGGAGTAGTTACAGGTGAGCAACGATCCGTTCTCGGCAAGTTAAAAGCCATTATCAATGGAGACACAAAGCCTATTAAGTTGAGACATTGTATTGGATGCGTAACGAAAATAGTTGACGAATTAACGCACCAACTTAAGCGCGAAGATTCCGAGTTGTTAGATAGTACAAATGAAGTTGAACACCCACAACCAAAAAAACGTGGAAGAAAACGAAGAACTCAATGAGCCTGCTACATTTCTTTTTTATGTCGTATTTGACGACCGTATTACTACATATTGGATTCTTCCTGACTCTAATGCGTTATCACTCCATTCGTTTCACAACTGATAACATAGTAGGTATGCTATTCACTTCCTTTACCTTTCCTCTATGGTGGTTTGGGTTGTTGAAGAATCGTGAATAAGTATTAAGGCAACCGATTGTATTTTAGTGCATCTTTGTAACGTTGAGTGATTCTTAAGGTTTCCCCCTTTGATTTGGACACTCAACACGTTTAAATCATTGGGGGATTTTTTTTAGGTAGGTCAATAAGGTTTTTTCCCGTTTTAATCCCTTGTCGTGTAACTATAATTAAGCGACTAATAAAAGCGATTGTGAAAAGAACCGCTATTCCGAGTTGGTAACGCAAGTGAGATTTCTTGGATAGCGAATAACATTAGTAATAATAAATCTACGCAATGCAGAGGTGCAACGTAGTGGTGAGAGGAAGTTAAAGAATCCTTACTAATGCCAGAGCCTAACTGGAACTTTTGGACAATGAGTAATTATCAATTATAGTTAAAGAGATAATTAAATAGGATTGAATTTTGATTTATTTGATTTAAATCTTTATTCACCTAAAAACCTAACTATGGAGTTAATTGAAAAATGATTATATTTGTAATAGATAACAACAATGATAATACTACCTGCACAAATCGAATCTATCAAAAGTCGTAAAGACCGAACTACAGCCATTGTAATAGGCACAAATGAATTAACACCCGACCAAGCAGGGCAAATCTTCAGTTTACAAAACTCGTTTGTCTATTGCGCTCTAAAAGAAGAAGAGTTTGCGTCTAAAGAGAAAGAGGTTCTTGATGAGTTAAAAGCCGACTTTGAAATAGAAAAGAAAAGCAATGGTCAAAGATTACGCAACGTGCTATATAAACTATGGGAACAAGATAAGGAAGGGTTCTTAACCTTTGCTAAGTTTTACGACCACAAAATGGAACAACTGATAAACCACTTTAAAACCAAGTTAGATGTATGATAAATAAAGATGATATAAAAGAAGGTCAACACTTTTGGGCAATTAGTGGGGATGAAATATTAGTTATTGCGTTATTTCGTAATAATTTTGAAGTGTGCGGTCCTTGGGAATGTGGAATTGGAATTGATGATTTTGAAATAATTGAATTGATTGAAATTCCAAAAGGTTACGAATCAAAAAAAATGTGTTATGTTTAAACAAGTACAACAAGTAAAAGAGTTCCGAACTGCGTTTGGTTTATCGAATAACGTTCACGACTGCGATAAGGAATTGCATCAGGCTCTGGTTACTGAGGAACTTGAAGAGATGATCCAAGCAAATAATCACGTTGAAATAGCAGACGCGATTATAGACCAAATGTACTTACTTATCGGTTATGCTTGTAACCTTCAAATAGAGGACAAATTAGAGGTTTTATTCGATGAAGTACACCGTTCTAATATGAGTAAGTTAGATAAGGATGGAAAGCCTATCTATCGTGCTGATGGCAAGGTTATGAAAAGCGATTTGTACTTTAAGCCAAATCTTAAGAATATTTTGTTAACATCAAAAGTTTAGAAAAATGAAGTTGAGCGACAAGATAACAATTACCAACGAAGATAATATGGCTTTAATGGCTCGTTATCCTGATAACTATTTCGGCTTGGCAATAGTAGATCCACCTTATGGATTAGGTAAAAGACTTTCTCAAAGAGGTGGTAAACATAAAAATACAAAGTTTGCAGTATTATATGAAAATAGTTCCCAATGGGATAATGAAACACCTAATGAAAAATATTTTCAAGAGGTTTTTAGAGTATCAAAAAATCAAATTATTTGGGGAGCTAATTATTATTTGGAATTTCTACCGAGTACACGTGGTATTATTTGTTGGGATAAAAAACAATATATGCCTACATTTAGTAGAATAGAGTTTGCTTGGACTTCATTTGATGCAGTTGCAAGATTATACGAAGGTACAAGTACAGATTTAAATAGATTTCACCCTACACAAAAACCTATTACGCTTTACAAATGGCTACTTGACAAATACGCAAAGCAAGGCGATAAGATACTTGACACTCATCTTGGTTCAGGTTCAATAGCAATAGCCTGTCACGATTACGACTTTGAGTTAACCGCGTGTGAGTTGGATAAGGAATACTACGATAACGCAATAAAGCGAATTAAAAACCATATGGCTCAACAAAAACTTTTTTAATATGGGATTACCAAAAGGACAAACCAACAATCCAAACGGGCGACCCGTTGGCTCAAAGTCTGAAAAGACCAAACAATGGGAGGCACTTGGTGAATCAATCACAGGACAACAAGCGGAACAGTTCAATGCGTTCTTGGATAAGCTATGGAAGTCACGTGATGACCAAGATAAGATGATAGCTTCCGAGTTGTATTTAAAGACACTTGAATACTTCAAACCTAAACAGGCACGGAATACAATAGTAGGCGATGCTGACGCACCAGTACAAATAATAATAAGTGATAAACTATAATATGGAAGAAGCAAGAGAACAACAAATGCACCACACTTACCGACTATGCGTAATGTTTGGTATGTGGCTACAACAACCTGCACAAAGAAAGAGGTTAGCCAAAGGATCAATGACCGACCTATTCCAAGAATGGATTGAGTTAATCAGCAACCAATTAGGAGATGAGTAAAGTAAAACTTACCCTTGACTATTCGACCATTACGGTTAAGCAATACGTTGACTTTATTACCAATGAAGGCAATGAGATTGGTCAAGTGTCCGCTATTATGGGACAACCAAAGGACTACGTTAGGCAATTATCGCCCGAAGATATAACGAAGGTAATTGAGGCTTTTAAATCGGTAATCGAGAATCCTGTAGCAGAACACAAGTATAAGTGGAATAAGTATGGGTTTGTTCCCGACATCAACAAGATTTCTTTTGGTGAATGGTTAGACCTTGAAAGCAACTGCAAGGACTTTCCAAAGAACCTTAATAAACTGCTTTCAATCCTTTACCGACCTATCCACTCGGAGATTGGTTCAAAGTACAAAATTGAGCCTTATACCGCAGAGCATTTAGGCAATGCGAAAGTATTTGATGATATGCCGCTATCAGTCGCTAATGGTGCGCTGGTTTTTTTTTCGAATATCGAAAACGAATTACTGACAGCTTCCCTCGAGTTTTTAGATACAACGATGATGAGGGAGATGGAGACAGCGATAACGATGATGAAGGAAGCGGTAGCGCAACAAACGACTTAAGTGAACGTTACGGTTGGTTTCACGTTATAGAAGAATTAGCGGATCGTGATGTAACTAAATTTGATACTATCACAGAAACTCAAGCCAGTACAATCTTTGCTCACCTATCGTACCGGATAGATTATTTTTCTTTTCAAAAACAACTCCTAAAAAAGTAACCTTTTGCGTCTTTAAGATATGGCTACAGCATCTTCACTCTATACATATAATGTCGTGGTAAGCAAGTTTCAGCAATTTGCTGAACAACACGCGTTAATAAGAAGGTTCACTCACGGACAAATCGCACAAGCGGACTTGGAGAAAGAGACCGAGTATCCGTGGATGCACGTTACACCTACAGGAATAAGTTTTGATAAAGGGCAACTTTCATACACTTTTGATGTGTTCTTTGCTGACCTTCCAAGAGATAAAGACGAAAAGACCGAGTACCAAAAACAAGCGATAAGCGATTGCATTTTACTTGCTTCCGACTTTGTTAATATGCTTGAGCTTGGTAATATCTTCGATGAATCGGTAGTGTTGACCACACCAATAAGCGGAAGTCCTTTTGTAGAAGAATTTAGCCATGTTTTAACAGGTGTTCAGTTATCCATTGAATTGGCTGTTGACTATTTGTGGGATGCTTGTGATATACCATACATTGGCGACTAATGGCAAAGAAGGTACAATACACAACCAACCAACCAAGTAGCTCAACTGATTACTTGGCTGCTGACAATACTTGGAAGCCTTATTCGGGCGGTTCGGGTGGTAGTGGCATTCCTCACGGATCTACAAGCGGAACTGATACCTACACCACGACAATAAGCGGGGTAACTTCATTAAGCGATGGAGATGCGTTCTTAATTCGATTCGTTACTGGCAATACTACAGGTTGCACGTTAAACATTAATTCACTTGGTGCTAAAACACTTTATAGAAATAATGATGGCGCATTAATCGGTGGGGATATTGTAGACGGTGCAGAGATGTTGTGCGTTTATAATTCAACAACTGATGCATTTCAAGTTATAGGAACTGCGCCAAATACATTATTGTCATATGTGACAAATGCAGAAGCTACAACCATAACCAAAGGACAAGCGGTTTACGCATTCGGTGGTCAAGGAGACCGTTTAAAAGTTAAGTTAGCTTATAATACAGGCGATTCAACTTCAGCTCAAACAATAGGTGTTGTTTTGTCAACTTCAATAGGTGCAAATCAGAAGGGTTTAATTATCATGCAAGGTCAAATTGATGGCTTGAGTTTATTCCCTACTTCAACTTGGGCGGATGGAGATGCGGTGTACTTGGGTGCAACTCCAGGTAGTTTTAGTCACACTAAACCATTAGCACCTAATCACTTAGTATATTTGGGGTTCGTGACCACCGCAAGTAATGGTTCAGCAGGTCGAATGTATGTTCGTGTGCAGAATGGTTACGAGATGGATGAACTACACAACGTTAGCGCGGTATCTCCTAACAACAATGATATATTAAAGTACAATACAAGCACTTCACTTTGGGAGACAAGTAATGCATTATCTACTAAACAAGATACAATAACAGGCGCGGCTTCTTCTATTACAAGTTCAAACCTTACTAACTATCGCGCTTTAGTTTCTGATGGTGGTGGTAAAGTAGCGGTAGCTGCAACTACATCAACTGAAATAGGCTATTTGAGTGGGGTAACTTCCAATATTCAAACGCAGTTAAATAGTAAACCTTCAGTATCTAAATCTTTTTTAGTAGGTAATTTTGGAAGTAGTGCAGTTTCAGCATTTGGGACATTATCTGGAGGATTTGTAAAGTCAAATTTACAAACTATTGGTAATGAGTTTCAGATGAGAACTATAATGCCTTCAGCTTGTACATTTAGAAATTTTACAGCTAACGTAGGAGTGCAACCTGCTACGGGTAGTTTGGTTTTGACAATGCGTATGGATGCAGTAGATACAGCTTATACATTAACAATAGCAGCAGGAAGTTCTGCATTTGTTTTTCAAAATACATCAACATCTTTGAGCGTTGCTAATATGTCAACAATTACTTTTAAAGCAGTTAACAACGCTTCGACTACATCGGGGGCAATAGTAGCAGTTTCAGTAATGGTAGAAATATGATATACGAACTAATAGAAAAGAATGGCATTCCTTGTATTGTAGTAAATAACAATATATTTTTTGCTTGGAATCCAAACGACATAGATAACTATGGATTATTTATGCAGAAGTTAGAGGAAAAGGGGATAGAAGCCTTTGCTCAATTATTGGCAGATGATTCAAACACAGCATTCTTAACTTTCATAAATGGCTAATAGTCCTTTAAATGATTTAATCAATAAGTTTGGTGCTGACGTTGTAGAAAAGGCAATGCAGAATCTCGGTGCATATCGTACCGTTAAAGGAAAGAAAAGACGTGCGGTTGCATCGGATACATTACGTAGATCACTTGCATATTATTACAACGCGAAGAAAGGTAAGTTAGAGTTCTTTGCGAAAGGTAAAGCGAGTCAATATGCTGATGTAGTTGAGCAAGGTCGTAGAGCAAACTCAAAGCGACCACCTATTGAAGCCATTATACAATGGATGAAGATAAAGCCTATTAAGGTTCGTTCTTTGGATGGCAAGATAGTTAAGCAAACACCCGAAAGAATTGAAGCGGCTGCGTTCAATATTGCACGTGCCATAGGTCGCAGGGGTATACCTCCACTTTATTATTGGCGCGATGCGGTTAATGATTTAATTGATGTTTACGAACCACAATTTGCGGATGCTTTAGGTAAAGAAATAAAAATTGTAATTGAAGATAACCTTCAAAAGAAAATAAAAGTATGATAACGACAAAGATTACAGGACTTTCGGCTCAAGGACCTACCGAGTTTAATGGTCTTGCATTTAGTAATAATGATGTAGCCATTACAATGGCTTCAGACAATGTAAGCCAACCAGGATTTAAATATATTTTTATTATTAACGATTACAAGTTCTACGTTGCGCCAAATGCAGCTTTGAATGGTGTATTTAATTGTAAAACTATATTTAATCAGTTGACGCCTACTCCTATGGTATATAATACAAGTGATGTATTAGTACACATATCAGAACCATTATTATCAAGATTTTTAAACGTTAAAGGATTTGTTATTCTATGTTATGAAGGTTGGGAGATAGGCGGCGTGTTTACAGAGGATGAAACCAATGGAGTAGAATATCAATTAATGGTAGTATATGGTAGCGGTAAACAAAACTTTATCGTGATGGGTACAAACGACACCAAGCCATTAGCACTTTGTCAAGCCTATGATAATACACTTGGATTTAATGCTGAAACGGTAGCTACTGCAATTAACCTTCCTGCATCACTTCAAAGCGAAACAATAAACTGGCAAAAAATATCTCGTTCAAATGTTTCAGGGCAAGAAGATAGCGCATATAGAATACTATCTTGGATTGCAGATAATGGAGCTTTTGTAAATACTAACTATCCATTTTTAACGATTGATAATTTTCTATTTGAGTTATATAATGAATTAGGAACTATTGAAACATCAGTATCTATTCCATTTACTACAAATGAACGTTCATTATTTCATTTACCAACGGGATTAAAGAACCTTGTTAATGGTGGATATATAGATGAAACAACCGCAGACAATACTGCGTATTGGACATTGGTTGGAGTTGATGCAGAAGATAACGAAGTAACCGCTAAATATGGTTATTGGCTTGAAAGTGATTGTAAGTATAACCCCGTTCATTTGTACTGGCTTAATCAAATGGGTGGCATAGATTCATATTCATTTATTAAGAAAAACGAAAAATCCATAGAGGTCGAAAAGAAAAGATACAAGCAATATTTGGGCGACTATAATAATGCCACAACTGAAAATCCTTTTAGTACACAATCTTATTCACGTTCACTTACTGAACGAGAGCCAATAGTAAAAACATTTTTAAACCTTACAAGTAATTGGTTAACTGAAAGTGAGTTTAAATATATGAAGGACTTATTCCGTTCAAAATCCGTTTGGATGGTAGATGATAACGTAGATGGTTATTCCGTAATTCCTGTGGTAGTTGAAGATAACAACTACTTAATGAGACGAGAAAGAAATTCACGTAAATACAATCAAAATATTAGATTGCAAATTGCTAATGATAATGATTTTATAAATATTAATAATACACCGTATCCAATACCTGAACCAATAGCGTGTACTTATGCAGATAACTGGGCAAGTAATATAGGTAGTGCTACATTACCATTAACTAATACAACTGGTTCTTATGTAGAAATAACAGCTATAGCTACAACTTCAGGAAGATATAGAGTAGTATACCCATATAATGCTGATACTACCCCATTTTTTGTTTATGGTAATACTTATTATGTTAGATTAGAATTTAGTAGCCCAATACCCGGAGCAGGAACTGGATACTTTAGATATGGTGATGATGGTTTGGGAGGTTATTTTGTAACTTCTTATAATGCTGCCGATACTGCAGCACCTATTGAATTTAGTTTAGTGTGGGGTTATAATAATTATTTCAGATTAAACTTGCCAACTTTTGTAGGTGTTTATACAGGTGTTATTAAAGTATATCTTGGATTTGGAACTTGCCCATAATTTATATTAAATGGAAACAGCACTTATAATTTATAGTCAAGGTGATAACGTACCTACGTTAGTTGACCTTTACGAAAATGAAACTATTGCGCTACAGTTCAACTTTAGTGATATAAAGGACTTAAAACCGCGTGGATCTTACTCGCGAACTTTTCGCATTCCTGCAACGCAAACCAATAGTAAAATATTCGGGTTTATACAAGAGAATACATATCAATTCGCATCATTTAACCCGAAGCGAAAACTGAATGCAATTATCACAGTTGACACTATACCGATTCTTGAAGGTAACTGCCAATTTAAGGCTTGTTATACAAGTAATGGAGATGTGAGTGAATATGAAATAGTTTTCTTTGGTAACGTTGTGGACTTCTTTAAGAATATTGGAGATAATGATTTTAAAGGTTATATTTCAACACAACTTCAAACCGATTACAACTACGTTGTTGAATATGACAATATAGCAACCTTTAACGCAGAAACTGATATTTACTTAAGCCTAACCGATAGGGGGCAAAATTGGGTAGGTAATGTAGATGATGCAAATTCAAGATGTATCAATTCTACAAATAAAAACGTAGCAGCAAAAGCTGGAGAGTTAACACCATTTGTATCGGCTCGGTATATCTTTAATAAGATTATAGATTTAAGCGGTTTTCAATTAGGTAGTAATTCAAGTACATTAACAGGTGAACTTGACTTTATGTACATTCCCTGGACATCTGAAGCGGGACAAATACAACAAGGTGGAGGCAATCCCGAAACTGCAAAGTTTAAAGTTGAAGGTTATACACCCGATGAAACTTTTGTAGTTGGTGACTTTGCAAATGAGACAATAGGCGGTTATACTAACTCCGTTTATCACTTTCCAACGTTAACCGATGTAACTAATCCAGGCGGTAATATAACTGCAAACGTTTATACCGCACCATTTAGCGGTAATTATAAATTCGGTATTTACTTGACTGCACAAGTTGACACAAATACCAATTCGACAATAGGAATAAGATTCGTTAAAACGGATTTACTTGGTAATAAGACATTTGTTAACTCGGTTGGTAATATTGCATTTTATACCTACGATAGTCAAGGTAATGATGTATTTTATACTAACTCTGATAGGTTTGGAAATAACCAAACTGCAAACGTATTTTTAGAAACAGGTGAAACTATTGAGCCTGTATTGATTCAAGCAGAACCATTCAATACATCTTGGACAAGTTTTACGGGTACATTTACTCTTAAAAGTGTAACATTCCAAAGCAATGAGATAACAAAACCTTTATATGGTAACGTTATAGATTGGTCAGCAAATGCGCCTATTATGAAGTGTACCGAGTTTATTGATTCATTGTTTAAGATGTACAATTTGGTGGTAGTACCTAACAAGATAAATCAAAAAGAAATTGATTTAATACCATTTACCGAGTACATCTCGCAAGGGGTTTCTAAAGATTGGACACAATTACTTGATATTAGTAAGGACATCACACTAACTGCTACAACGGACTACCAAGCGCGAAAGAATACATGGACTTATAAGGCAAGTTCTGACTTATTTAATAACCTTTATAATACACAAGGTGACCGCGTATATGGTAGATTAGAGTTAGTAGATCCACAAAATGATTTTGCAACGGATGAACAAAAGATTGAGTTGTTTTTTGGTTCAACTCCGATAGTGCCGATTAAGGCTACATCTTATGCTATTCCTAAATTCGTAAATGAACAGTATGAATATACCGCACCTAACCCGCGTATATTGTATAAAGTAGGCGAAACAATTAACTTTAATGTGTATAATGACACAACTACGGGAGTTAACCAAGTAACCGCTTATATGTTTAGTCATTATTCGGATTTCTTGCCTGATATTACAACGCGTGATTTAAACTTTGGACAGGAAACACCACTTTGTGAGGTGTCATCTATTCCATATAAGACATTATACGCACGTTATTGGAAGGAATATATAGAGAATATCTACGCACCTGATGCGCGTATATTAGAAGCATTCTTTTCACTTGAATTTGCGGACATTTACAACTTCAATTTCAATGATAAGATATTTATTAAAGATTCTTATTGGAGAATCTTGTCAATTAGTGATTATGTAGTAGGTACGCAAGACACGGTTAAAGTTACTTTGATTAAGCAAGTGACAGCAGAACCCGATTGTCTTTTAACACCAACAGGAATTAGCGCATTTGGAAGGGTTTTATTTGAAGATGTAGATGGAAACCCTGCAGATGCTACCCAAGTTTGCTGTGAGATATATAATTATAATTGGATTGATGGCGGTTGTTATGCATTCTCTCGGGATTCCGATGGAAGCGGTAAACCTAAACCAGCAAAATTAACAAGCGAAAAGATATTAGCCAACCCACCACAAGAAGATAAATCGGGATTAGTTGTAACTGATAACAACTTTGTGGGCATTGGTAATGACAATTCTATAGTGTTAGGTAGTGGCAATAGATTAGATAGCGGTTTAGATTCCGTTTTTGTAATGGGCTATAATGCAAACGTATTGAATGCAGGTGCTACAATCGGTAGCGCAGGTGCTTATACGGGAGAAATGCAAAACGGATTGATTCCTGTTTGGGGTAAAGGTGACTTTACTAACAATACAACTGCAATCAGTTTAGCGGCTTATGGATCAACTTACATGAAGATGCCAGATGATTCCGTTTGGCTTGTTAAGTTGCGTTTAATGGTTGGTCAAGTGGGTGCGTTAATTGATGCTTCAGTAAGCGGTGAATATAACTTACATATTGTACAAAGTGGTGGTACTATAAGCCTAAAGAATGTAACGACAATAGATGAAACCGCTATAGATATAGATGGTAGATTTATAATAACTTTGGATATTGTAGGTAGTACGTTTGCAATACTTGTAACTTTAGAAGATGCAACCTCTTATCCGTACAATTCAATAAACATTAGCGGTCAATTAACATACACACAGTATCATTATGAATAATCCACAAGACACATTTAAAAATATCAAGGAAATGTTGAAACTTGGAATAGGCAAAGACCTACCGAGCAAAGAAAATAAGTTGTCAAATTTTACAACTAACCTCATAAATTTCACTATTTCTGCGTCTTTAATTATAGGCATCATTATGCTAATTAAATTTATATTCTAATGGCAAATAGTAAAGTAAATATAGAGGTAGATATAGACCTTGACCCCTTAAAGAAAAGTGCCGATGAAGCTACTGATAAAGTAGAAAAGATTGGCACGAATGCCAAAAAGAGTGCAGAGAATGGTGCGAAAAGTTTTAAGGCTTTTGCTGGTAACTTGGTAAAATCACTTGGGATTATTACCCTTGTATCAAGCGCGTTAAATGTAGTTAAGGATGTTTTAGCCAGCAATCAAAAAGTAGTTGACTTCTTTAGTGTTGCAATGGGTACTTTGGGAGATATGGTTCGTGACCTATTTACCTATGTTACTGAAAATGCAGGAAAGGTAGTTAATTATTTCAAAGCAATTTTTCAAGATCCTTTAGGTGCAATTCAAGCACTCGGTCAAGCAATACAAGACAACTTAATAGAAAGATTTGTATCATTAGGTGAGACATTAGGTTTAATAGGTAAGGCAGTTGCTGAATTCTTTGCAGGTGACTTTAGTAAATCTTGGGAAACACTTAAAGAAGCAGGTAAAGAAAGTATTGATGTCTTAACTGGTGTAGATGATACGGTAGATAAGGTAGCTGAAACGGTTACTAATGCAGCAGAAGCATTTGGTAAATATGCTAAAGAAACTTGGAATGCAAATGAAAATTTAGTCAAATTACAAAATAATGCAAAGTTAGCCGCAGCAGAACAAGCAAGATTAGCAGAGAAATACGATAGAGATGCAGAGTTATTAAGACAAACGCGAGACGATGAACGTAAATCTATTGCAGATAGAATTAAGGCTAATAATGAACTTGCCGATGTTTTAGATAAGCAAGAAAAAGCGGAACTCGCAGCAGCACAAGCGCAAGTTGATGCAGCAGAAGCAACCTACAATCATACTAAAAAAATAGATGACCAAGTTGCAATGACTCAAGCATTAGCAGCAGCCGATGGAGTTAGGGCAAAGATTGCTGGATTGCGTTCAGAGCAGCAGATGAATGACCTTGCATTAAGTAAGGAAGAGAATGAATTATTAAGAGTTCAAGCAGAAGCCACAAATAGATTAAGCCTTGAGGCTCAAAAGTTCTACGCAGGTCGTATTAAATCGGATGTTTTACGTTTAACAGCATTGAAAAATATTGCAATGCAAGAGCGTGAGATTGAATTAAAAAGATTACAGGAACAAATTGATACTTATAATGTAGGAACACAGGCGCGAGTTGATGCAGAAATAGCTTATGCTGAAAAGAAGCAAGAATTAGACCTTCAAATTAAGGCTCAAGAAGATGAGATTAAGAAGGCACAACAAGAAGACCGCAAAGAGCAAGAAGAAAGAGAATTAAAATATCAAGAGCAGAAGTTTTTATTAGCATCTCAAGGCACTCAATCTTTGATGGATTTAAATGATGCGTTAACTGCTAATGGTATAGTAAACGCAAAGCAATCATTTAAGATAAATAAAAGCCTTCAAATTGCTCAAGCGACTATAGCAGGTTATCAGTCAGTCAATGCTGTTTTAGCGGATCTAACTATACCTACTCCTGTTAGGATTCCTTTGGCTATTGCTACGGGGATTAGTGCCTTTGCTAACGTGGCTAAAATTGCTGCTATGAAATACGATGGCGGTGGTAGCGCACCAACTGCACCAAGTTCTAATAGTGGTGGAGGTGGCGCACCTGCTGTTGACCTATCATTTTTAAATGTAAATGGTAATAAAGCACAACCTTTACAAGCCTACGTTTTAGCTACCAATGTGAGCAGCGCACAAGAAGCGGAACAAAAAATAAAAGACCAATCAAAAATCATAAAATAATGGAAGAAGTAAAAGTAATCGAATACACTATTGATGATAGTGGATATTTAGGAGTAAATGCAATCTCATTAGTTGAGAATCCTGCTATCGAAGTTGACTTCGTGGCATTGTCTAAAACGCAAATTAAACAAGCGGCAATAGAAGAAGGTGAGCGCAAGATGTTGTATGGTGCGGTGATGATTCCCGACCAACTTATTTACCGCGTTAATGGTGCAGGTGAGGCTTACTATTGCAAATATTCAAAGGACACTATTAACAAGATAGCGCAAGAGTATTTAAAGCGTAATATGCACCACAATTCTAACTTGGAACATCAAGTGCCTGTAGCAGGATGCGTAGTTGTTGAATCGTGGATCAAAGAAGGCGAACACGACAAAAGCCAAAACTTTGGTTTCTCCTTTCCCGATGGAACGTGGTGTATTGGTATGAAAGTAGATAATGATGAAGTGTGGAGTGACATCAAACAAGGTAATGTTAAAGGGTTTTCACTTGAAGGATTCTTTACTGAAATGAGTGAAGAGTATTTAGCAGAGCAGGAGATTGAGAAAATTATGAAGGCATTAGCCGATGAATTGAGCGCGTTGTAATAGATTACACCCGTGCAGGTGTATTGTTTACCCGACAAACAAAAAAGCCACTCTCGTTAGGGTGGCTTTTCTGTGAACTTAAAAACAATTAGAAAAATGAACAAACATTACCCGAATGGGATGACACAAAAGTAAAAACAAATTTGAGTTTATGCGTCTATTATACAAAGTAATTATCAACACTATGAGTAAAGTTAACGAAATCGTTTCCAAGTACGCAGAGAAGCTAAAATCCTTTGGGGTTAGTTTGTCAGCAGTTGAGGAGGCGGTAGAGCAAAAACAAATGGCTATGGCTGTACTCGCGGATGGTACTGAAATCTACTCACCCGATGCTGAATTTGGTATTGGTTCTGAAATCTTTGTTATGGATGCAGAAGGTAATCCTACCCCTGCTCCCGATGGAGAACACGAAACCGCCGAAGGTAAAATCTTGGTTGTAGTAGAAGGCAAAATCAGCGAAGTAAAAGACAAGCCAGAAGAAGAAGAACCAAAGGTTGAGATTGAAATCGAAGAAGTTGAGCAATCATCTTTCGATGGAGTTTCACGCGAGGAGTTCGAAAACACTATCAGCAAATTAATCGAAGGCTTTGAAGCCAAGATTAACGAGTTGACTGCTGAAAAGCAAAACCTATCTGCAACTATTGAGAAAATGTCCAAAGCACCTGCTACCGAGTCAGTGAAGAAGGCTAATCCAGTTGCACAAAAACAAAGCGCAGAACCTACACCATTCAAAGCAATGGATGCACGTTCACGCGCATATCAAATAATTAATTCTAAAAAATAAAAAAATGGCTATTACTATTAACGGTACATACGCAGGTGAATTAGCATTACCATATATTCACGCTGCATTATTGAGTGGAGACACTTTGGCGAAAGGATACGTAACACTTAAAGAGGGTGTTAAATACAAGGCAGTATTGAAGAAATTGTCTTCTGCTAACTTGGTTCAAGATTTCACTTGCGCATTCGAAGATCCAACTGCATTGACTTTGAACGAGGCAGTTCTTGAGGTTAAAGATTTGAAAGTTAATTTGGAAGTTTGTAAATCACAATTCGCAAAGGATTGGGAAGCCGCTTCTACAGGTCGTGGATTTGCTAACGATGTTGTTCCTGCTAACTTCTCTGATTTCTTGATTGGTTACGCTGCTGCTCAAGTTGCTCAAAACATTGAGTTCACAATTTGGCAAGGTGATACAACTACAGGTTCTTATCAAGGATTTGATGGATTTGAAAAAATCATCAAGGCTCAATCAACTTTGGAGGCTACTTATGGTACAATGACTGTAGACAATGTTATCGAGAACATTCAATCGGTTTTGGCTTTGTTGCCAGAGGCTTTGATTGGTAACCCCGATACAAAGGTTTATATGAACCGCGCTACTGCGCAATTGTATCGTCAAGCAATCGCAAAAGCGGGATATGCATTCGAGTACAACGCGTTCAAAGAGTTCAATATGCAAGTTGATGGATATGACATTTATGTTTGTCCTGGAATGACTACAGGTACTATCGTTGTATCTAAAGTTGACAACTTGTTTGTTGGTGTAGATGCCAATAGCGACTTCGCAGAAGTTAAAGTTGTAGATATGTCTTTGACTGATGCATC